TTTCATTGAAGATACCGATGGGGCCGCTGCAATCCTTGACGACATTGGAGTATCAACTCACAAAGATGGATAACCCTGAGTGGACGGCGCTTTCTGCTACTGACCCACAGGGCAACGTCAATTACAGGATTGATCAAACAAACGACCCGAACAGGCTGTACCTCTTTACGATCCTGGCAGCGACAAGGTATCGACTTACTTACACCGCCGGATACCAGGTGATACCGCCGGACATTCGTCGCACTCTCATGAGTCTCATTGGCTTCTGGTATCAAAACCGCGAAGGACAAGCAGTACCCAATGAGATTGACATGAAGCTTGCAGGTAAACGGGTATTCAGTTTGTAGAGGAGAAACAGTAATGCATTGTCCACATTGCCACAACGAGGTCATGGATTGCCAAGAAATACGGCGAATCATCAGGGAAGAATTGATGCATCTCGATGCTGACGTGGCAAATAGCCTTACTGATCGGGTTTTGACAATAATAGGTAATCGGACAAGGAATCAGGGTTCTTTTAGGTCGTGGGAGACAAAAGTTACTCCTCTGAACGAGGTTGATGAGCCATAGGAGTTGCGATGTCTGCTGATGCCGCTGTCATCAAATCGGGAGAACTGAATAGACGCATTGAATTGCAGATGCCAGTGGACACACCGGACGGACAACGCGGCTTCACGCGAACATGGGTAACAGTGCCAGGATGCAAGTCAGTTCCAGCAGGCATGAAGTACTCAAATGTGCCGCGAAGAGGCGATGAAACATGGGTAGCACAGCAAGTCTATCCAACGGCATTTGTAATATTCAAGATCCGATATCGCCCTTCTACCAATATTAGTGACATTCAGCGCGTCGTGTATGGGAAGCGCATTTTCAATATCAGATCAACAATAGTTCCAGATGAAAGACAAACAGCGATTTTACTGCAATGTGAGGAGTTACAGGCCCAGGGATCTTTGCATTAAAGGAGAAACAAAATGCTGGTAAACAACAGGGAGACCAGGGAAGGTGATGTAGTCAATTATGTGGATCAAGCAAGGATTATACATAAAGGGGTTATCACAGCTATTGCAGAGCAGGATGGGAACCACTTTGCAGAGATAGAGTACGAGAAGGATGGACAAAAGACACGAGTGACGTGGGCTGCACATAATACTAGCCCAAAGGCGCACTCATGGAACCATACACAGCATTAAGGAGGAGGAACCATGGCAGACGAAACGATAACAATTACTGGAGAAGTTCAAGTTATGGCAGCGCTGGCAAGGGTACCCGCTGATGTCAAGGCAAAGGCTATGCCAGAGTTCAAGAATGCTGCCGATGGGACCCTCGTTGATGCACAGGATCGATGCCCATACGATGAAGTTCATCACAGAGGCCCTGAGCCGCATCTGAGAGACACTGGACGCGTTGAGGAAATTGAAGATGGGTATAGCGTTGCATTTGGTGATGAAAGCGGAGATTACGGTTATAGCTGGTATATTGAGACTGGTCATAGGACAAGATCAGGAAGCATGGTACCTCCGCAAGCATATCTGGGACCTGCTTTTGAGCAGAACGCTGACGAACTTCTTATGATGCTTAATGGGATTATTCCATGACACAAACAGCGACAAGTGAAATACAAACAGCAGCATCTGAAAAACTTGTGCCTAACAATGTGCTTGATGCTACTCTTGCTAGCTTAAGTGTAACAGGGGTGTTTGATGATAGAGCCGTACCTGAGAATCAACCATTCGACTATCTCACGATAGGAGACACAATAGAAAGGCCAAACAATACATTGGGTAGGAGAGGATATAACAATGCATTCACTATACATATATGGAGTAGAGCTATTGGAAATAAAAATGCGCAGGCAATTCTAGCACGTCTTAATCAGCTATTTGATCAAAAGCATTTAAATATGACGACACAAGAGCATGTATCAACAATGTTGGACTCAGCACCATTTATATCACAACCTGACGGATTAACGCTTCATGTACCTGTCAAGTACATGATTTACAGTGAGGAGTAGAGCACATGACAGCACAGCCTGGATATATAGCGATAGTGCAGTTTGGAGCAACACCAACAACGATTACAGGCATCAAGACCTGTGATATCAAAGTAGGCAATGACATTTTCGATATCACGGCTCTTGCAGATGGGCAATGGAAAAAGAAGCTCGCTGGACTTGCTGACTATACATTGTCAATCGCTGGCAACCTGGACATGACCGATGCAGAACAAAGTGCTTTGCAGGCCAATATCATCACTAATCCAGGGACAAGCATTCCATGGGTTGTGGGCCCCAAAGGTATATCAGTGGGGAGCCCGAAGTACTCTGGCACAGTGTTGGTAAAAGGTGAAGATATTAAATTAGATGTAAAAGCAGAGCAAACTATAAGCTTTTCACTAGAAGGTACAGGGGCTATTGTCTCTGGTACATTCTAAAAGAGGTGGCATGATATGGGCGCATTAGCAGGGTACTTAGCAAGTATATGGATTACACCAACGTCATCAACGTCATTTACTAATTTCAACTTAGTTGACTCTGGTGATCACAAGACTTTCAACGTGCCTGTCAATGACCCTAAGTGATATTGGGACCCTGCTTCGACATTGACTGTACAGACGGCACCAGATGGATCAACATGGTCAACAGCGACTCCAGGGACCTATACCGTGCGGTACGTCAATGGGCAAGTTGGGTTTGCATCGGCTGTTACAGGTGCGACACCGAGCGCTCGTATATCCGTTGGAAAATATTTTGCTATCTCGTTCTTGGGGGATGCAAAGAGTGTTGACCTCAAAACTCAATTTGATGTTATGGACTCCACTGCATGGCAAAACCCATCGAACCAATGGAAAACGAAGATTACCACGGTAGGCGATGCAGTCATTGCACTTGCAAAGTGGTGGGTTGATACAACATTTCTAGGCTATTTAGGCAATCGTCTTGTCATTGCTATCTATGACGGACGAAACGTAAATCAACGATTTGAGTGCTTTGCATTTATAAAAGATGAGAGCATTAAAATCGTTGAGAAAGACCTCATTACCGATGATCTTAGCTTCGATAGCGACGGCCCATTGTATTACATTGCAGCATAAGGAGAGAACAAAAATGGATTCTGAACAAATTAGGGCGTTATGGCTGTCTGACGAATTAGAAGAGATACCAATTCTCGATAGCAGTTTACCAAAGAAGTTACAAGGTAAAGGTGTAAACCTGACTATTCGTGCTCTTAGTGCTGGAAATGCGGGCGATATCCTTGACGCGTGCACGAGAAAAGATGGCACAACTGATCAAAAAAAGCTGATGTTCATGATGCTTGCCGCAACAGTGAGAAACGCCGATGAACCTAACAAGCCATTGGTATGGAACAACTCATTTATGCAGCCATTGCTTGCAACGAATGTAGCGCCGTTTGTTGCTATTGCGCAACAGAGCATTAAATTGTCAGGTCTTAATGCTCAATTAGATGCTGAAAAAAAAGACTTCGATCCGATGACCGTCGACGGTTCAGTCTCCGACTCGCAAGAGACTTTGGATATGCAAATCCTGACAAACTGATGAAAGAGATAGGTAACTCTATATTCAATGAATGGATCGCGTTTTACAGCATCGAGGCAGAAGATGAAGAGAACGCGATGAAGAAATGACAACGGTCATAGAGACATTCTGTTGTATTGTCAGTATCATTTAGGAGGATATATTGGGCATCCTTGGCACCATGGTTGTCAACTTTACCGCGAATGTTACGGGTCTCACTGCTGGCACTAATACAGCGAAGGCAAAGCTTGCGGAAATCTCTGCTGGTGGCGCTCTCGTTGCTGGCGGTCTTTTGCTGGTCGGAGGTGCGGCGGCGGCAGCAGGTGTCCAGACTGTTAAGATGGCTGGTGATTTTCAAAAGGGACTGACAGCTTTACAAACAGGTGCAGGGGAAAGCTCAAAAAATCTTGGGATGGTTAGTGATGGCATAAAACAGATTGCTATTGATACAGGCACTTCAACATCAGATCTATTGTCAGCAATGTTTATGGTCAATAGTGCAGGCAATTATGGGGCGGACGGACTAAAGGTATTAACAATCGCCGCACAAGGGGCAAAAACTGATAATGCAGACCTAACTACAACTACTATGGCACTTACAGGGGTAATGACCAATTTTAAGATACCAGCATCTGGTGCTGCTGGCGCGATGAATGAATTGGTAGCGGCATCGAAAGATGGAAAGATGCACTTGCAGGACCTGTCAGCAGCCCTTGGACCTATCGGTATGGTCGCCACAAATGCGGGGCTGAAGTTTGCTGATGTCAGTGCCGCTGTTGCCATGATGACCAATAGAAACGTATCTGCCCAGCAAGCATCACAAAATCTTGCATTTGCTGTTCGCTCCCTTGATGCACCCTCTGGCGTTGCCGTGAAATCCCTGGCATCAGTTGGCTTAAAAGCTCAGGATGTTGCAGACACACTGCGCAACCAAGGTCTTCCAGCAGCTCTTCAGCTTATTGAGGAGCATGTTGGTACTAAATTTCCTGCATCAAGCGTTGAGTGGACAACCGCCATGAAGAATATCATGGGTGGCAAGGCTGGACTTAATGTTGCGCTGGCACTCGGTGGCGATAACCTAAAGACTTACGAGAAAGACGTGGGGGACGTTACTAATGCACTCAAGGCAGGTGGAACTTCTGTTGAAGGATGGTCAACAGTACAGAAAACACTCAATAACACAATGGATCGAGCTAGAGAAGTTGTTGAAGTCACGGCAATCAATATAGGCTCTGCTCTGATGCCTGCTGTGATGCAGATTGTCGCCGCTTTTGGAAATTTGATTACTGTTGGAACAAATGTTGTCACCTTCTTCCAACAAAATCAATCTGCCATGGAGGTTCTGAAGGTTGTGGCTATGGCGCTGGCTGGCGTTATCGGCGGACTTCTTGTTGCTGCTCTTGTTACTTGCACTACTAGTGCTCTGGTCTTTCTTGCGTCTTTCCTCACTTTTGCTGCCCCCTTTGTTCTTGTAGGTGTTGCTATTGGGCTTCTTATTGCTGGTATTGTTCTTCTTGTGCAGCATTGGAATCAAGCTACGCGTGCTCTTGGTCCTGTTGGGGATGCCATGAATGCGCTCCGTGCAACCATCACAGGAGTAATGGTTGGTATTAGTTCCGTAACTGAAAAAGAAACACTAAAAGCCAAAGTAAGCGCAATTAACAATACTATCGAGCAAAAGAATAAGCTTATAGAGTGATATCAAGAACAAAGAGCACATATTGTTAGTGAAATGGCTTATTTCCATGATGCTGTCACACTTA